CTCCAGTACCTCCTGTAGCGCCTGAAGTCTGTGATACAAAATATGTACCGTTTGCAACACCAACACCGTTTAATGCATTAGGACCAAGATTATTGCCGATAGCTATGCTACCAGATATGATACTTGTTACAGTTAGATTGGTTCCTGATATACTTCCAATAAAAACTGCAGCATGACTTAAATTATCAATTGTAATAAATGGATAGTAGTTGCCAAGATTATTAGTAAACTGACTAAGATTAGTAGGAGCACTAGTTAATTGTGATTGTGTAACATTTGCAGAAGATAGTGTGGTGTTATCTCCAAAAACTAATGATCCATTTGTTATTTTTGTTGACATCTATTATCCTAACAATTACAGTTACAGTTACAGTTGCAATTACCATCAGTTATCAATGTTAAATTGCCCGCACTGTTTACTCCAACACCTATATTAGCAAAAGCACCAGTACTGTACGCGGTAGTATCTACACCTGTGACAGGGAAAAAACCACCATAGTTACCCAAGTCATTAGTAAATTGACTAAGGTTTGTTTTTTTGTTTGTTATATTTGCATATGGTAAATTAGCGCTACTTAGTGATGTGTTATCACCAAATGTTATATTACCATTACCTATCTTAGTTGTTGCCATCTTTTATCCTAGTTACCTTTTAAAGAGTTAACTTCTGCTCTTAATTCTTTGATAGCTTCGATCAACAGTGGTACTAATCTTTCATATCGTACGGTTAAGTACTGTGTATCTACTGGAGCGTCTGTAACGATCTCTGGTAGTACTGCTTGAACTTCTTGTGCAGATACGCCAACTTCCCTCTTAACAGCAAAACCTAAAGCTTGAGCTGATTCATTAGCTTCATAGTAGAAGCCAGATAAAGCATCAACCTTATCAAGTGCATTTTCTATACCACCTAACTTTGTCTTTAATCTTTCGTCTGAGTAGTATGATGTGATTTGGTTTGTAGCACGGATCTCACCGACAGTACCAGATGCAGTTGTACCAACACCAAGGCTGCTATATTGTATATTTGATGAACTACCAGGAATATCAAACCCTGTAGCTCCAGTAACTCTACCTGCGGTATCAACTGTAATTCCTGGGATAACTGTAGCAGAACCGTATGTTGCAGCAGAAATACCAGTCGTAGTAAGCTTAGAACTTGGGATACTTCCAGCTAACATGGTAGCTGTCACTGTACCAGTATCTGTAGTATACACACCGTTTGTAACTGTACCAGCATTACCTGATACACTACCTGTGACGTTACCTGTTAAGTTTGCTGTGATGACGTTTGCAGCAAAGTTACCAGATCCATCCCTCTGTACGATCGTGTTTACTGTACTAGTAGTGGCGGGTAAGTAACCATGAAGCTTATCAGCGTCAAGCCCTGAACCAGAACCATCTACTGTTTCTAATTTAGTTAATATATCAGATGCTGTATAAGCTGATGCGAGCAACCTTGTACCAATATCTGTACTCAGATTGGTAAAGTTAGTATCCATCTCAGTGTTTGTTAAAGGTGCACCTTTTACTGATCTAAGCGTTAGTGTTGTCATTTGTCATCCGTTCTATGATTGTTTCTAGTTTATTTATTCTTTCTGCAAGATCGTCTATCTTGTTTTCTCTCTCAGCTATAGCGTTTTGTATAGCTCTATGCCTATTTAACTTTACAACATCAGTCTCTAGGATAGCTCCTGTATTAAGGTCCCTTACTAAAGTCTGGTTTTGTATCTTTGCTCTCATTATGTATCCAATGCAATGATTCTAAGGTTTTGTAGCAATGGTGTCACTGCTGTATTGCTTGATAATAATACTATCTTGATTTGGAAAGCATTAAACCTTGTTGCAATAGGTGAGTTTTGTGGCACACCATACTGATCAAAAGCACCAGTTGGGAAGAAACTATACTCTGAGAACTTATAGTTAGATGTTGATGGAGCTGCTGTGCTCTCAAGGTTCATTAGTACCCAATATTCATCAGTGATAGGTGTCGTAGCAGAAGTTGGTAGTGTTCTATAGTAACACTTGATACTTGTACCAGCTGGAGCGTTGACATCAACCCTAACGTTTAAGTTTGTTGATTCAAACCCAGATGCAAGGTTGATAGGTTTACTTACGTATCTTGCAAAGGCTGTACCACCTGCAGATACTCCAGCTTCACCTGATGCATCATTGTTGATCTTATTAAGAGCTGTCACTACAGCAACGCTTGATGTATCAATGAATGGAGATACTTGGTCGTTTGTAGTTGTTAGTGTAGCTTGTAACCTTAAGCTTGGAGTGCCACCGATACCAGCTGCAGCAGCTATCTGTTTCAATGATGGGTAGTCAATGTTTTGACTTAAGTTGATAGATGCCCATGCAGAGTCAAAGGCCGAACCGTTATATGCTTTTGCAGCCCATGTTAGTGTTGTACCTGTTGGGGTAACAGCCGCGATGTTAGTATATAATGTTTGATAGCTGAGTGCAGATGCAGGGTCTTCTATATCAAACTCAATGGTACCTGTAGAAGTAAAGCTTGCTCTGTTGATATTAAACATGAGGTCTGAGTTTTGATCAGCAGTCCATGTAGAAGCATTTTGTGATCTAAATAGAGAACCAATGTATGGTTGTTTATCTATCAACCTTGTACCATTTAATAGTGTTGAACCTACAGTTGCAGTAAACACTTCGTATTGGTTAGAGTTAGATGATACAACGATAGCATATTCACCAGGAACTAAATGGATAGGGCTTGGGAACATAAAGTTAGTAGCTACTGTTGCAGTATCAGAAACGTTTACATCTTCAGCGTTTAACGTTACAGAAGCAAATGGTATAGTACCAACTGAACTTGGATAACCATTAGCTGTAGTCCTGATCTCTACTGTTACAGGAACTGAAGTATCTGCAGACTTAAAGTATAAGTCGATAGATGTAACATGCATGCCTTGTGGGTATAATCCAGCATCTACAAGGAATGACTCTGCTGTAGGGTCATAATAGTAACCAGTTGTAGTTGTTACTTGTTGGTTTTGTACAGCACGTGTAGTTAACAACGTTGTTTGTTCTTTTTGTAGTAGACCTACAGCTGTATACGTTGCTTGACCAACAGACTCTTCAAGAGCCATATCGTTTGTATTGTTATCAATTAGTCTGATGACTCTTTGACCTGTTGCAAAAGTATTAGCTGGAACATCAAACTCAAATGCAACATTGCCATGTTCATCAGGGACTAATGCATCACCAAGAGCTGGTACAGCACTAACCGCTGTTATTTGTCCATATACACCACTAGATGAACCTACAACGTATTGACCATTACTTGGAGTTACAGATGCACCAAATATGTATAGTAGTCTCTTTGTAGGATCAGATGCTAAAGGAGCAGAGAACAACGCTGCGCTAGCAGTACCTGTCTGTGTACCAGTATAACTTGTATTATGGAAAGTTAATGTCTCATAGTTAGCTGCATCAAACATACCTGTAGCACCATTTACTGTAAGCACTAGTAATGGTTTAACATACGATGAGATGCTTGTATTATCAAAGAATGGGTATAGACGAGCATTAGGTTTAAACTTGGTACCGACACCGATGATAGTACTTGGTCTGATATAAGGCACAGATTGAACTGATACAACGCTTGTTCCTAGTGTTGTAGTGCTTGTACTTACTAAGTTTGTATTTACTGTGCTTGATGTAGAAGTTGTAGCCCAACGCATACCAGGATGAACACCATAGTAACCAGTAACGACTGTATCACTAAGTGATGATGCATCAGGTAATTGGATAGTCACCACGTCATTTACTGATGGTAACACTGAGGTATCTACCCATTGATCAAATGGAGGGTCTAACTGGATATCACCTACATATCTGATAACATTGAATGGGTTGATGTTAGTGTATTCACTAGCAAGAGGTTGATTGATAGCTGATGTCTCAGTATATGATAGCGTTGCTATGTCACCTGTAACTTGTGTAGATACAGGATTAGCTGGAGTAAATTGATGATAGTTAACATCAAATGTTGCTCGTGCGTTTTGGTTATATGGATCAATAGCTACCTTAAAGTCAAGGTCTGCTGCGTTAGCGATTGAGTTGTTATTATAGTTTGTGGATGCAGAGTTCCATGTATTTGATCCATTGAACCATGCTGCCCACCAACCCCATGACTTCTTATCCCAATCTACTTGTGATGAAGCATATATGTCTGAGCTTGTAAAAGCATCTACTGCAAAGCCGTTCTTAAACTTCTCAAGGTTTGATGCATCAGTGATTGATGTACCTTGCGCTTGAGATTCTAGTAATGATAGTTGTGTGTAGTATTCTAGATTTGCGATACGTTTTTCAAGACCGCCGATGTCATGCATGGTGTATCGTTCGTTGTTGATGTACTCAACTTGAATGTCTGATACCTTTGCTGTATATGGAGGTATGACAAGGTTATAGATCGCCATGCTATTACCAATATTTGTGGGCACCGTGGGGTAGACTGCAGGAATGCCTGATAATACGGTAAGGTTTTTATCTGCCGTAGCAAGGATAGTGTCGATACGTGCAAGGTAATACTGGTATGCTGTAGTTAAACCAGTAGAGCTAGTTGGGTCTGGTACTTGACCGTTAGTTAATGATGTATCACCATCAGCCCTTCTAGGTCTGAAGTCAATACAATCTCTAAGGTTATACGTTACACCTGATGAAGGGTCTATAAATGTTGGGATGTCTTCGTATGCTACAGGATATGAGTTTACTGCTAAGTATCCATTGCCACTATGACTAAAGTTTTTATATATCACTAATAGGTAATTAGTATCTGTAGGTGCCGTACCTGTCAATACTAAGTTACCATGATCATAGATCTCTGAACGCTGACCGTTATCAACTATGTAGTTTGATGTAACTTCTGTATATGCTACTCCGTTCCAGTCAATAACCATTGTATTACTATCTACGTTAACAGCGGTAGGATTTGTTGAACCAGTGTTATATACAGCATATACTTGATATATGTCTGACACGCTTAGTGTATCTTTACCACCATAAGTTGTATTTAATCCAGATGCAGAACCAGTACCTAAGATAGCTGTAGAGTATCCGCTTAACCCTTTGGTCTTATATGATTGTGTAGTTAATGTAACTTCTGCGATGATTGTAGCAGTACATGAGAAGCCTGTATCATTAACATTAAATTGTGCCTGTGAAGCACTACCTGTAGATGATACTACGATCGATCTTGAGTTTGCATCTTCAAATGAGATGATAGACCCTACACTTAAACCTGTGGAACTCGCAGTTAAGTTTCCTGTGATGACAACATGGTAAGATTTATTCTTTATAGAATCTGTTAGTCCACCACCAAAACCTGTCGTTACGCCATCACCCTCAAAGTTTTCTGTACTGTCTTCTGTGTCTATATGTGCAACTCCACCTGAGAAACTTACACCAGTAAATGTTCTTTGGATAGAGTAACTGCCGTTTTGTACAGTCTTAACATATTGGTTAGGTATTGGGAATACTAAACCTGGACTGTCAGAGCCGTATAGGATAGTATTACCAGAACCACCTACTTTACTTGATGCATCGATGTCAGCTGATGATGTAGATGTGATGATAGACTTAACGCTCTCAAACTTTTGACCACTATTCATCGTGATGTTGAATAGGTACATCGCATAGACCGCTGAAGTTCCTGGGATACCTGAAACTTGCTGTAAGAACCTTACTTGTGCAGTACCGATCTTATATGTTGATCCAGACACTGAAGCAGTCACTACGCTATGTAGTTCTACAGACGTGTATGGTACAGTTGAAAGTTCAGTTATCTTTTTATTTGTGACGAATGGACCAACTAAGTTTGTAACGTTTACATAGTTACCGTAGTTTGTATTAACATCTTTACTGATTAAACTTGAAGGAGTCCTTGCTCTAGGTACAGACAAAGGCGTTGTACTGATAGTTTCAAATTCATATCCTTGAACATAACCTTTACCAGGACCTAATGCGGCAGTGAAGAACCCTGTGGCTCCATCAACTGCATCTGTGATATGAAGAGGCCATACATTAACTGTATAGTTACCTGCTTCATCGAATGTCCTTTGTGCCATCTCATTGCCGATAGCAGAGTATACAGTGTTAGTTTTATTAACTACTAATGCTCCATCAACTATACGAGCGATCTCCGTGAAACCATCAACAGAGTCTGTTAAACCTTTTGCTGTTAAAGTTAAGCTTGCATGGTAGCGATCTGCACCAGGAGCTGCATAGTTTGGTGTACCAGTAGCATTATCAAGTAATGATGTATCTGTGTTTGATGATGCAAAGCTTTCATTGAGTACAAGACCTACTGATGCTGAAGATGTATTGGAGTACGCATCTACTGCAATGGTTTGTGGTTCAACATATACGAACATACCGTTAACAAAGAATACACCTGAATCAATAGAGAATGCCATTGACTTATTGAGTGATGAACCAGTTTGGATAGTTGCTACAGCTGTACCTGAGATAGTTAAGTTCTCACCAACAGAAAATGCAGAACCAGAAGTGATTGATACTAATAAGGTTTTAGGTTGTGTAGAAGTAGCGTCTAAGCTTAGCTTGACTAAAGCTTTAGTACCAGAAGAAGCACCAACGATGGTAGCTCCATTAAATATAGCCATGTTGACAGCATTACCGCCAAATGATGGGTCAATCTTGATTGACTGTAGAGTATTTTCAAATAAACGGCTGCAACCAGTAACCACTGTACCGTTAACAAATATATTCTTACCAAACTTGGCTATTTGGTCTTGGATCTGTGTCTGGAGTTGTGTTAACTCACGGGCTTGGACAGCATATCCAGGTTTAAATAGTATACGATGATAGTTCTTGGTATCATCAAAGTCATCAAAGTATGGATTTGTGGTAAAATTAAGTGACATATCTACTCTTTCAATTGATTATATCTATTTATACGGTTAAAAGGGTTCTTACTGTAACAATTTGCTGTGCAGAAGGAGCAAACGGCTCCATGACTTCAACAAAGAGGAAGTCCCCAGAGAATGGGTTTATAGTCCTATTTGTAACAGCTGTAACATCTATTGTAGTAATCGGCACTGTAGGGTTTGGTATCAATGCAATACCAGTAACTGGATTAATATCAAAAGGATCTGAGATCAGTGTATCACCCACTTCTATAGAGAAGTCATTGAATACTGATAACAAGATCTGGGTTGAATTAAAGTCAACCACCCTATACTTCTTATAGTTTGCTGAGCCGTTACTTTCTACTTTATACAACAGCATGTCATGCAATATCTTTGAGACATCAAAACTACCAGTGATTAGTACACAACCAGAACCTACAGATCCTGTGAACTTAGGTCCACTGTTTCCTGTATACCCTTGAACATTAGACTGCTGTGATTGTAAGTTTCTAATCAGACCACACTTACGGTAGTCATTATTGATGATGAATCCTTGGTTAACTTCTGAAGCAAATGAACTATAGAAAGCTAATGTATTTGCATATAGCTCTTCAACAGCGTTTGAACCGTGACCACCTAATGGTGACATGATTGCTCTTGCTACAGCTCCTGTACCGTTACCTTCAATGATCACGTCTGTCCAAGTATATCCAGAACCTACATTTGTCATCTCGATAGCTACTACTTTACCTCCAGAACATACAGCACGTG